AGGTAATCGTCTTACCCGCACTATCTGAACCGGAATATATTGAGGGAGAGGGTTATTTTTTGGAGGCGTTCAATACTGACGGTTTGCGTTCTCTGTTGAAGACCATGAGTCATATTCCTAATATGAAGGAGAAAACGTTGCGGTATCCTGGGCACCGTGACCATATGGAATTTTTACGGGATGCAGGGTTTTTTGACAATGAAAATTTTGAATTCACGTCTAAAGTTCTCTTTAATAGCTGGAAGCTCTCTCGGGAGGACGATGAGTTTACATATATGAAAGTTACAATAGAAGGAGAATCACAATCACATGTTTGGGAGTTGTATGATGAAACGGACCCCAAGACCAGAACTTCATCTATGGCGCGCACGACAGGATATACTTGTTGTGCGATGGTGGAAGCTGTTCTTTCTGGTATGTGGGATATGCGTGGTGTGTTTCCGGGAGAGCTTATAGGACATGATGAGAGTGTATTTAATCATGTGATTTCTTTCTTAGAAGAAAGAGGAGTTAGATTAGTAAAATGTTAACAGTAACTGATGGAGCCAAGCATGATTGGGGGTCAATGCCTCTTAAGGAAATGGCTATTGGTAATGCAATGGATTGTGATTTCACTTTACGTTCTTGGAAGATTCTCAAGTCGGAGATGAAAACTAAAGGTGTAAATTTTGTGTATGAGAATTTGCTAAGTGAGGTGGCTGTCCTACTAAGTGCTGTAGAGTTTAGAGGGATTAAGGTCGATGTAGATTATCTTACTGAGTTGGAAGTGAAACTTAAGAAGGTTATTGCTAAAGAAGAGGTTGAGTTGCAATCTTTATGTGGCATTGAGGGTGTTAATCCTAATTCTTCCGATGACATGGGGATAGCACTATTTACAGAAGAGGGTTTTGATTTGAACCCTACCGAGTTTTCTGCCAAAGCTAAAAAGCCAGCGATTACCGAGGCACATCTAACCTCTCTGTCGGAGAATAGTTCCACGTCTACTGAGGCGAGAACATTTATTACAAAGTTGCTAAAGTACAAAGGATTATCCAAGTTATACAGAACGTATGTTAAGGGAGTTGAATCCGCTACCAAGTACAATGAAGAGAATAGAATTTATTCCAGTTATAATTTTGGTGCGACAGTAACCGGACGATTGAGTTGTTCAATGTACTCAGCAGGACCATCCAAGAAGAAGGGAGTTTCTTTTCACACTCTTCCGCGTACTGTAGATGATGATACTAACATTCGTCGATTAATGAGGGCGGATGATGATAAAGTTTTTATTGCGGCTGATTTTGGTCAAGCTGAGTTAAGAATGTTAGCTCAATGTTGTCGTGATAAGGAACTTATCCATGCGTTTAATTCCGGTACAGACCTGCACAAGTACACAGCCTCTCTGATTTATGGAAAGTCGATTGACAAGGTTACCAAACAAGAACGTCAAGTGGCTAAGTCTGTAAGTTTCCTTATCGTATATGGAGGTGGCCCTTTTAAATTGGCTTCTCAAATTGGAAAGTCGGTAGGGTACTGCAAAAATATTTTCAAGGAATATCAGCAGGCATTTCCAAAAGTTTTTGACTGGATTAATAGCGTGCATAGAAGTGTTCGTGATAATGGGTATGCGGTTAGCTTATTTGGGCGAAGACGAAATCTTTCCAATGTTAATAGCCCAATCAAGAAGTACCAGTTCAGAGCGTTGCGGCAGGGAATGAATTTTGTTATTCAAAGTTCCGCATCAGATATGATGTTGCATGCAATTAAAAGACTGGATGAGAGGTTGCGCGAGGAAAATCTTGATGCTGAGATTCTCGCAACTGTACATGATTCGGTTGAGATTCAGTGCTCAAAATCAGACACCAAGAGAGTTTTAGAGGTAGTTAGAGAGTCTTTAACAGATACCAGCTATTTCTACGACTTATACAAATTGAAATTTCTTTTACCTTTTGAGGTAGATATTGAGGTTGGGAAATCCTTCGGAGAGCTTATGGCTGTTGAATTTTCTGACCAAAATGAATTATTACAATATGACGAAATTGAACGGTATATCGAGAACATCTAGGATTGTTCTCTTAACTGACCTCCATCTTAGAAGCGATTACTTTCCTGGCTTTTTAGAGAAGCAAATAGAAACCATTGTAAGGCTGGTCAATAAAAAGCCTCCTGAGTATTTGGTTTTTTTGGGTGATATTTTTGATAAAAGAAATCCTCGAGGGGAAGAATTATTAGCGTTTGATACGATTTTATCAAAGATAAAGTGTCCGAACATATACATCTTGCGAGGAAACCACGACACTATTAGAAAAGACGGAACATCAAGCACTACTTTGTCTTTGTATAAGGATAAGGCACGTATTATAAGTGATTCGGAGACATGTTTTCTTGGTGGGATGAATTTTGATTTTATCCCTCACTATGAGGATGAGGAGATGATTATTAAGGATTTGTCAGCAAGTAAGAATCCAGTGTTCGGTCATTTTGGGTTTGATGGGTGTGTATCTAACGGTCATTATGCCTATGAGTCCTTTGTAAAGCGTTCTCATTTTAAAAAGAAGCTGGCATTTCTAGGTCATATACACAAGCCAAAACAGTACAGCAATGTGTATGTTCTGGGAACCCCGTACTCGAACACATTTGGGGAAGCTAATACCCAAAAGTACGTTCATGAAATTATTATCCGTAACCAGAAAATTACGGAAGTTGTAAAGAAGCCTATTGATTTTGGCATCCGCCATATTGTATGCACTTTGGATGAACTTGAATCTTCAAATGCAAAGTATGCGTTTGAGAGATTTTTTACAATTTTAAGATTGAAGCTGGACAGTTTAGATTCTTACGCTGAAATTGAGTTGAGAGATAAAATAGCTTCCAAGTACAATTTAGCACATATTGAAATTTCGTTCGAAGACATTTTGCCCAAGTACAGTTCTTGGTACAATCCAAAGAAACAAGTCTTTACTATTGATGACGACATCATTGACCAGTATATTAGTTCCAGAAATTCTGTATTTTCCAAACAAGAACTTTATGCTGCACTAGAAGAAATAAAATCATATGAAAATTAACAGCATTCGAATAGAAAATTTCTTATCGGTTAAGGAGGTAACTGTTGATTTTGAATCATTCTCTAATTTGGTAAGGATGGTTGGCAATAATCAGGATACGCGCCCACATAGTTCTAATGGTGCTGGAAAAAGTACAATAATAGAAGCGGTTGTTTTTGGTTTGTTTGGGAAAACAATTAGGAAGACTACTGATAAGAGTTTAAAAAATATCCACACGAAGGGGAAATGCAAAGTTACGCTGGTCATTAACGATGATATTGTTATCGAGAGGACGAAGAAACCTCCTAGGCTAGCAGTCTCCTCAGGAGGGGAAAATTGCACACAGGAGAACATTCAAAAGACGCAAAAATACTTGGAGCAGATTTTAAATACCAATTATAATATTTTTCTTGCGTCTATTGTATTTGGTCAGCAAAATTCAGTAAATTTTTTGTCCTCTTCCCCAGAGGAGAAACGGCAAATCATTCAAAACTTTTTAAATGTGTCTGACCTCTTTAAAAATAGAGTGGCAATTAGAGCACTGAAGTCTCGACACAATGCAGATAAAAGAGTTTCTTCTACTTTACAAGCCGAGGCATTGCGTAAGGTTGAAAAATTAAAAATTAAAATTGGTAAGCTTACCAAGGAAAAGAAAAGAGGGGAGAAAATCTTCAGTAAGGAAAAGGCGGAGTTTGTAAAAAATAACTCCTTGGCGGAGATGCAAGAAAAGGAGAGAATTCATCATGAGTTAGATGTAGAGTACGAATCTCTTTCTTATCGTTTTGGTTTTCTGCAAAAGTCTATACAAGAATTGCAATCTCGTATTACTAGACTAAGTTCAGAAATGTGTGAGTATTGTGGTAAAATTTCTAGTGAGTTGGAGAATCGGAAATTGAAACTTTCAGAGGAATTAAGCAGCTCCGTTCTAAAGAAAGAAGAATTATCCAGAGAGTTAAAAACACTAGCTGAGAAAACTGATAAAAGTGCTGTGCCAATCAGTGTTCAGGACTTCGAAGCCATTGAGAGTTTGAAAACGATTGAAGTAGAGCGAGATATTTTGCGTGCTCAATCTAGAGAGCAGAAGCGTTTGGTCGCTAAGCATATGAAAGAAGTTGCTACTTCCCAAAAGAAGATTGACTTAGTTAAGTTTTGGGAGTTGGCATTTTCCGAGCAAGGGTTGGTTAAGTATGTTATACGCAACATACTGGATTTCTTTAATGAGAGGTCTAACTACTACTTAACTACTTTGACTAGGGGGGTACTGTCAATTGAGTTTGATGAATTACTGCAAGAGACGATTGTAAATAATGGAGGTACGGTCTTTTTTGATGCACTTTCTGGAGGAGAAAAAAAGAAGGTTTCTCTTGCCGTAATGCTTTCTTTAAATGACTTACTGGTTTTGTCTGGAAAAGAGAGGTCTAACGTTATCTTTTTTGATGAAATTGCGGATTCTCTGGACGGTGAAGGCATTAAGGGTCTCTATGAGTTGATTAAGGATATTACAAAACAAAAACGAGTTTTTGTAATTTCTCACAATGACTATTTTACCTCATTAATTGAAGATTCTTCGGATAAGTTTACTATTATAAAGCGAAACAATATCACGAAAATCGGGTGAATATTGAATAAACGTACAAAAATGGAACAAGAAATGGAACAAAAATATCCAATTATCCCTTTTGGGGAGAAAATTTTAATTAAGCGGCGGGTGAGGCGAACTGAGACAGAGGGTGGAATCATTCTCCCGGAAAGTCTTACTGAACAAAAGGTTAATGAGGGCACCGTTCTCGAACACGGAACTGGAGGTGCGGATTCTAACGGTAACGAGATTGTATTTAAAACCAATATCGGAGATAATGTTCTATTTGATGAGTATGCGGGGCATGAAATTATTAAAAACGACATGAACTATTTGCTTCTTCCCGAAAGCAGTATTGTTTGTATACTAAGAGATTAAAATGGGGTTTGAGATACCAAAAGATACACTATGCGAAACTATTTTTCTTGATAAATACGCCTACCCAGGAGAGGATACTTGGAAAGCTCTCGCTAAGAGGGTAGCCCGTTCAGCAGCTGACTCAGAGACTCCCGATAATGTGGAAACTTTTGAGAAGAAGTTTTATGATGCTATTAACTCTGGAGATTTTTGTCCTGGAGGTAGAATTTTATTTGGGGCTGGTCGGGGTAAGCAAAACATGCTGAACTGTTATGTGTTAGACCCTGAGGATTCTGTTGAGAGTATTGGAAAAACCATTTCGGACATGTATAAAATTTCGTGTGGAGGTGGGGGGATTGGTTTTAATTTCTCAAAAGTTAGACCGAAAGGGGATGATATTCAAAACATTAAGAATTCTGCCCCGGGTTCTATCTCAGTTATGAGGATGATTAATGAAATTGGGAACCATGTTCGCGCAGGAAGGAATAGAAGAACGGCGTTGATGTCGATTCTTAGTATTACTCACCCAGATTTCTTGGAGTTTCTTCGTGTGAAGCTGGACCGAAAGGAGCTTACTAATTTTAATATTTCAGTTGCAATCACTAAGCCTTTTCTTGAAGCTGTTGAAAGTGGTGATGAGTGGTATTTTACTTTTGGAGGTCGCCACGAGAGATACTACATGTACGAGATGACTCGGAAGTCTGAACTAGGAGATGAGGTAATTGAAGTAGTCGCCAAGGACGAAGAAGACGCTCTTGGGATAGCTAAACTTCACCACCTAAAACATTATGCGGATACGTTCGACGCTGTTACCAAAAAAACTATCATGGCCAGAGATTTATGGGAACGTATCATAGATAACGCTATTGAATCTGGTGAACCTGGAATTTTTAATATAGATTTTGCAAATGAATACACTAACGTTTCTTATTTCGAACATATGCCTGCTACCAATCCGTGTGGCGAAGAAGTTCTTCCAGCTTACGGCAATTGCTGCCTTGGGCATGTCAATCTGTCTAACATGGTTAGCATGGATGGTGATATTGATTGGCGTCGCCTTGCTCGGACTATTCGAGTCGGGGTTAGGTTTCTTGACAATGTACTTACAACGAACCATTTCCCAATACCTGAGTGCCAAGAAGGGGGGCACCGCTCCAGAAGAATTGGTCTCGGAGTCACGGGACTACACTACTTTCTTATTAAAGCCGGGTATAGATACGGCTCTGAGAAATGTCTTGAGTTCTTGGAAAGACTCTTTGCGACAATAAGAAATGAAGCGTATAAGGCTTCCATGTATTTGGCAAAAGAGAAAGGCTCTTTCCCTGCTTATGACTGGGCTCACCTAGGTAAAGAGCAGTTTATGAAAACTTTACCCTCCCGTATTCGTTCTGACATTAAGAAGAACGGAATTAGGAATGCGATTTTGTTGACAGTCGCGCCTACAGGCACTGTTAGCATGGTTCTTGGCGTGTCTACAGGACTAGAACCTATCTTTTCCCCAGTATACAAGCGCAGGTGGAGAACCGGAACAGAGGATGTGTGGAATGAATCTGTTGTTATTGACCCTCTGTTCAAAGAATTATATTTGAGGGGTAGGGATGTTTCTCATGCGTGTGGAGCTTATGATGTCACTCCAGAGGAGCACATCAAGGTTCAAGCAGTTGTTCAAAGCTATATTGACTCTGCTGTATCAAAAACGTGTAATCTCCCACATGACTTTAAATCGGAGTCTTTGTACGATGAATTGTTAAATTACGCAAATGATATGAAAGGCTTTACATTTTACCGTGCGGGCTCTAGAGGTAACGAACCTTTGGAGGTTATTGACCACAATACTATAGATTTGGATGCGTTGATTCGGTCGGGAAAAATTGAGGAATTGGCACAATCTGTTGATACTTGCAAAAGCGGAGTTTGTGAAATTTAATGCCCATTTATAACTACAAGTGTAAAAAGTGTGATAATCTTTCGTCGGATGTGTCGCCTTCGTTTGAGGCTAGAAAGAAGTGGGTGAAGTGCGAAATTGAAGGTTGTAAAGGGAGGGCATATTATACTCTTTTTGGGCAGGAAGTATTGGGTCTCGTTAAAGACCCAGCAGTCCCAAAAACGTTAAGTGACAGTGATACCCGAAAAATGGCGAAAGACGGACAAGAATCATTAGTAAGGGACACAAAAGAAGCCCTTAAGGCTGAATCTGGCGCAAGTCCGTATGCCAAGATGACGCTTACGGAAAAAGGCGTTAAAGAGTTTGGTGGTAGAAAGATGACTGATTATGAAAAGCGGAAGGCAGATGAAGCAAGAGCAATGGTAGTTCGAGATGCAGCGCAAAGTATGTCTGAAGAGCAAAAGAAAGCAGTAATTAAAAGAGCTGGCACAAAGCAGGATAGTTTGTAGTGGTTCAAGTTAGAATTTTAAACAATTCGAACAATCCCACTCCAGAGTATAAAACGGAAGGGGCTGCAGGGTTTGATATTGCCTCTAGCGAGACAATTTTTATTTCTGCGCAGGGTTCTGTACTCGTAAGTACTGGGATTCATGTGATTATTCCAGAAGGGTATGAGGGGCAATTAAGGTTGAGAAGTTCTATGTATAAAAAACCTTTTGTGATGCCTAATGCCCCTGGAACTATCGATAGTGACTATAGAGGAGAGATTAAAATTCCTCTTCGCAATCTAAATTCTCTTTGTCCGGAGACGATTGTGAAGGGTGAGAGGATTGCCCAAATAGTAATTCAAAAACTTCCGCAGGTTGATATTGAGGAAGTCTCTGAAGACGCCTTTTTTGGTAAGACTACTGAACGAGGTTTGAAAGGTTTTGGAAGTACTGGGCAGAATTAAACACCTTCGACTATTATAAGGTATGGCGTACGAGTTTTCAGAAAATATTCAGAGAGGTATATTATATCTTTCTAAATCTTCACAGAACTTTTTAGTGCAGGTTTTGCCTATGGTAAAGTCTGAGTACTTTGAGTTCCCTTCTCATCAGAAATTCTACAAGGTTATCAGGGGTCATTATGAGAAGTACAATAGACTACCTGGAGATGATGTTCTTATAGAACAGGTTAAAGAGAAGAAATCTTCCAACGAACTTCTCTCAGATTACAAAGAAGAGCTATCGTGCATCAATTCTTTAGATACCAGCGCCCTATCAAGTGAGGATTACTATCTTGATTTGGTTGAAGAGTTTGCTAAAGAACAGTCTCTGAAGGATGCAATTTTAAATTCTGTAGAACATTTGAAGAAGAAGAATTTTGGGGCTATATCAGAAGAAGTACGCCAAGCATTACTTGTTGGGCGTCAACAGGATTTGGGAGTGGATTACTTTAATGACATCGCTGACCGTTGGGAACGACTGATTAGCGAGAAAACTTCCAATGATTTTCGTACGCCATTTGCCTCTTTAAATGAGGCGCTGGACGGCGGTTTGGCACGTAAGGAATTAGCGATGGTGGTAGCACCACCGGGGGTAGGCAAATCTCTGTTTCTTGCAAACCAAGCCGCTCGTTCAGTTTTAGATGGCAAGAATGTTTTGTATGTTTCTTTGGAAATGTCCGAGGATAAAGTAGCTCAGAGGCTGGACAGTATTTTTACGAGGATTAAGCAAGTAGAATTGCAGCACAGGGTGGAAACTCTGGAAGAGCGGTTAGGTACAATTGCTGAAAGTGTAGAATCTCTGGGTGGATTACATATCAAAGAGTTTCCTACCAAAAGGCAGACCGTAAATGGATTACGGGCGTATCTTAACCAGTTACGAAATTATAAAAACTTTAAGCCTGACGTAATCGTTATTGATTATTTGGAGCTGCTAGGTACTGATGAGAGTATGCCAGAATATCAGGCTCAAGAGCGTCTAGCTCAGGAGTTACGAGGTATGTCTACAGAGTACAATCTTTTAGTTTGGACTGCTACACAAACTAATCGAGAAGGAAAAAAAGTAGATATCATTACAGATTCAGAGCTTGCCGACTCTTATGGTAAAATGAGAGTTTGTGATTTAGTATTCAGTATTAATCAAACCGAAAATGAGTTTGATGAAGGTAAGGCGAGATTGTATCTTATGAAATCACGAAATGGTCGAGCTCGTTTCATCATCCCTGCAAGGATTGATTACTCCAGACTAGTTGTGACGCAAGAATAATGGTTACTAGTAAAAAAGCAACAAGGGAACTACCGGTACATCCTATGGAGGTTCATGTAGGGTTTAAGACTTTTAAAATTCAACAAAAAAGTTTGGATAAGGATAGTTTGTATGGGTGCGTAGAGTTTCACAAAGCTTTGATTACAATAGACCCTAATCAGAGTATTGTAGATTACAAAGGAACTCTTTTACATGAGATTTGTCATGTAGGTCTTGATTTATTTGGGCTAGGAGATGACGATGAGATGCCTCAGATTGGAAATGAGTATCTCACTACTGTAACATCCAATATGATGCAGATGTTGCATGGATTGAACAAAGAATTATTTGCTTTCCTTTTTGACGATGAGTGAAATTACTAAAATTTACGATACGTTAGAGGATAAGTACATCGAGATTACTAAAAATTATTTGGAAGTATCTGAGCACAGTATGGATTCAGCGTTAGAGCGACATACCGGTGTTTTTGCTTTTTTTGGGGCTGTTTTGGCGTATGCCAAAAGACAGTTGGATTTAAGAGAGATTGGGTTAGAATTTTGGATGTCCAAAGCTATAGAAACTCGTCGTGAAGAGCTTAAATCCCAAGGTGGAAAAGTGACTGAGTCTGCACTAAATAACTATATTAAAAGTGTGCCTAGTGTAAAGGAAAAGAAAGAAGAAGTTTCCTTAGCTCAGCATAAATATAACCTAGCGAAGAATATCGTTTCTTCGTTAGACCACCAAAAAGACATGCTAGTGCAGATGTCCGCAAATAAACGGGCAGAGGCAAAAATGGTGTCTGATTTAGGATAAAATAAAACTATGAATAAATTACTTTTGCTTTTTGTTGCTGCCACTCTTGGTAGCTGTTCGACAATGGAATCGGCGGTGGGAGCTGTCGATGGGGCTGTTAGGTCTGTTCCACTGGTTGGCGATGTGTATGGCGTTGGCTCTGATGTTGTTGGCAGTGTGTATGACACTGGCAAGGACGTTGTAGATGGTGCTGTTGATATGGTTATGCCCGATGGGGAAGAATCTGATAGCTAAGAATAAAAATTATTCTGACCAGGTTAACCTATTAAGTTCAGGCTTTTTAAAAGAGCCTGAACTTTTTTCAATTAATGTGTGCTTTGGGCTATTATAGAGCAAGGGAATTTTCCCTACAAAATAGAAAAATAGAATTATGGTTGATATTAACGCACTGCGACAAAAGTATGAGGAGATTAACAAAAAGCCTGGTGGCAACGCTGATTTTTTGGATAAGTTTCTCATGATGGATGAAGGTACTACCAACGTCCGAATTCTTCCTTGGAAGAATGACACTGATGGCTTTTATGCTGAGAGTGGTATTCATCGTATTAATGATACGAATTATCACTGCCCTCGTGTAAAAGGTGACCCATGCCCTTTGTGTGATTTGAATCACAGATTGTGGCAAACTAAAAATGATGCAAATATTGAGATTGCTAGAGAAATTAAAGCTCGTAAACGGTACTATATGAATGTTGTTGACCGTCGAGATGGAAAAGTTAAGATTCTCTCTATGGGCATTAAATTGTTTTCCAAAATTTTGGATGCATTTCTTGACGAAGATTTTGGTGACTTGACCGATGTACACAACGGTTGGGATTTTAAAATTGTAAAGGAAAAAAGTGGACCTTGGCCTTCGTTTGATAAGTCTGCACCTCGTCCTAAGTCTTCCCCTGCGGGTACTGACGCCGAGATTGCAACCTGGATGGACGAAATTCATGATATTCACGGTCTTGTAAAAGTTGCTGAGTATGAAACTTTGAAGAATCTTGCGATGCAAATCACTGGAACACCTTCACAGGAAGCTTCTACTACAACTGAGGAGACCACCGATGACGGTGACGAGGATTATCTCTCTCATCTGAAAAATATTCAGAGTAATTGAGAATAATTTAATTAACGTTCTTTTATAGGGGAAGAGGTAAAACTCTTCCCCTTTTTATATGAATAAGAAAAAAATAAAGATTTTGGCGGTGCCAGCAAACACAGGTGGGTGCGCATATTACAGGATTATCATGCCGATGGAGAAGTTGGCAGAAAAATTCCCGGACGATGTAGAAGTAAGATTTAATGAAAATCCGCTAGGTCTACAGCGCATAACAGAGGAAGACGGTAGAGAGAGGATTTCCCCACCGCCCGAAGATTTCGAAACAACAGATTTAGATTGGTGTGATGTTATGTTTACACAAAATATTTCTAATTGGGGGGGACCGTATACCATGAACTTAATACGCACAGCGAAGGAGAAAGGAAAGTTTGTTCATTATGATACAGATGATTTACTTACAAATTTGTATAAAGGTCACAGGTTGTATGATGTGTATCGCGACCAAAAACTTTCGGAGCTTACACAATGGTTTTATCACCATGCGGACCTTGTTACAGTAACGCAGAGAAAGTTTGCGGAGAGAATCTCCCCTTTCTGCCAAAATACGTTGGCTGTAGTACGAAATGCAGTGGATTATGACCTGGAGTGTTGGAATTTAACAAAGACACCAACACCCAAAAAGCTTTGCAGAATGGGGTGGGTAGGTGGAATTCACCACGAAGAGGATGTTAAAGAATTCAGAAGCGTAGCTATGGGTGTGAATGCCAAGGTTGGGCATGAGCGAGTCCACTGGGGATTTTATGGAAGACCTCCTCTGGGTCCTGAAGAAGAAAGGGATTGGCAGCAAGATGTTTGGGATAACTATGAAAAGTACATGACACGAGGAGTGCACCCCAGACACAAAAACTTTGATGTTTTCAATGCTATGCCAGGAAACCAATATGGTGCTATGTTTACTCGTTTTGACGTTGCAATTGCCCCACTTCAGTATAATGAGTTTAATGATTCGAAATCAGAAATTAAAGTTATGGAAGCAGGGAGATACGGTCTTCCACTGGTCGCTTCTGATGTTGGGTGTTATTCTGACGTTATTATTAATGGGGAAACTGGATATTTGGTTTCGAGAGACAATCCAAGGAGTGAATGGATTAAAGTTTTAACAAAGGTATCAAAGGATAAAAAGCATCGTGAGGAAATGGGAAGGAATCTTAAACAAATAACAGACGAAGCTTACGATATTAATAAAATTGTTGGGGGTAGGTTTGAATTGTATCGGGACTTACTTAATCTCCGCAGGCAAGTTAGAGAACATGAGCATCAAAATAGTTAGTGCTTGGTCAGCTCCTGGAGGCTCCACGGTTGCACATATAAATTTGTGTAATTTACTGAATGAGAGTGGATACGATTGCACTTTTTATGGTCCTCATGGATGGCAGGAACATCACTGTCAAGGAGCTTCTATTGATAATTTTAAAGTTAATGAGGGTGACCATGTTATAGCTCATTTTTTAGAAATGGGTAGTCGACCTAAAACAGCTAGCAAGATTATTCTGTCGTGTCACGAAACAAATCTGTTTCCCTTAAAGGGGAAGAAGAAATTTTGGGATGATATACAATTTGTGTCAGAATCTCAAAAGGAGTGGCACGGACTAGACGGTGTGGTTATTCCAAACGTCATAACCCCGCTAGAAAATCATGGTGGCTCACCTGGAGTTGCTGGAGTGATTGGGAGTGTGGATTCTCACAAGCAGACTCACATGTCTATTTCTAGGGCTCTATCGGCGGGATATAAAAAGGTTCTGGTATATGGACTAATTACTGACCAGGAATATTATATGCGCAGAGTTAGACCCTTGGAAGGGAAGAGAGTTTTACTATTGGGACATTTAGATGATAAACAAAAAATGTACGATTCTGTGGAAGAAGTCTTTCATAGTTCGAAGAGGGAGACCTTTAATTTTGTAAAGTTTGAGTGTGAGAAGGCTGGTATAAAGTACAACGGATTAGATTCAACTCTGTCATCCGCAGAGATAAAAACAGATGAGGAAATTTTAGAGCAATGGAAAACCCTTCTAGGGATATAACAGTAATTCTAAATCTTTATAGGCGAGAGCACTATTTGGATGAGCAGATTCAGGCACTTCGAGAGCAGACTGTAAAACCAGACGAAATTTGGCTTTGGCAGAATGGAGACGCACGGAACGTATCTTTCTCACCAGAGAAATATGATTTAGACAAGGTCTTTTCAAACGAGTTTAATTGGAAATATTATGGACGTTTTGCGGCTGCGTTATTGTGTGATACTGAGTATGTTGCTATGTTTGATGACGATACAATTCCAGGGAGTAAGTGGCTTGAAAATTGCCGGAATTGTATGGAAAATGGGTGTGAAGGAATTCTTGGTGGTGCTGGAGTACAATTGAATTCCCCCTATTACGTTGACCATAAAAGAGTTGGTTGGAATGGAGAACCTCCAAATGAAGAGGTTGAAGAGGTTGATTTAGTGGGACATGCATGGTTCTTTAAACGGGATTGGCTGAAGTACCTATGGAGTGAAAGACCTTTTTTGTGGGACAACGGAGAGGACATTCAGTTTTCTTACCTTGCGAAAACTTTAGGTGGTATAAAAACTTTTGTACCTCCTCACCCAAAGAATGACATGGACCTCCACAGTTCAGTGAAGGGCTGGAAGTATGGTACTGATGATAAGGCGAGTTCAAATGGAAGTTTAATGCCAATTGGATTATTTTACCATCAGCGTGACATGTGTGTAAGGCATGGACTTGATAATGGATGGGAGACTGTAAATGATATTGCTAAGTTACGGGACTAGACCAGAGTGGATTAAATTAAAGCCAGTGTTGGAGAAATTAAAAGTTCCACATAAAGTTGTGTTCACTGGACAGCATGAAGATATTTCTGTAGGGACATACGATGAAAGGCTAATTTTTCCGGATTGTGAGAATAGACTTGATTCTGCATTTGCAGCTGTAGCCCAATCGGAGGGTATCTTCGATGACGTTAAATACGTTCTGGTTCAAGGAGATACGGCATCGGCGTTGGCTGTGGCAATGGCAGCCTATCATCGCAAAATAAAGATTGTGCATCTAGAAGCTGGGTTACGTTCTTATAATTTTGAGCATCCTTACCCAGAAGAGTTCTACCGCAAAACTATTACGAGCATTGCATATGCTCACGTGTGTCCTACTTTATACAATGCCAAGAACATAGAAAAAGAACGAGGTCGTGCAGGTGATGAGGAAATGCAGATTTTTGTTACAGGTAACACAGTTTGTGACAACCTTACGAGTTTAAAACCTGAGTACGGGGATGAAGTGTTAGTTACGTTACACAGAAGAGAGAACCATGATTCATTAGGGGAGTGGTTTACAGCGTTGGATGTTATCGCAGAGGCGAATCCCGACATAACTTTCACGCTACCTTTACATCCAAATCCAAATGTACAAAAACACAAGGATGCTTTAAAGAGTGTTAATGTTGTAGAGCCGATTCCGTACGATGAGTTTATAGAGCGACTAAGTAAGTGTAAGTTTGTAATCTCTGATAGTGGGGGAATCCAGGAGGAGTCAGCATTTTTACGAAAAAAATGTATTGTTTGTCGTAAATATACTGAACGAACTGAAGGGTTAGGTGTATTTGGAAGGCTTTGCGCTACCCCAGACGCGTTGCCTTTTATGTTTGAGAGCGTTAATAGAGACTATGAAGTTGGGGAAGTAGCCTGCCCATATGGAGATGGAGATTCTTCGAGCAGGGTTGCACAAGTATTGGAGATGTTAAATGAAGACTTTTGATTTAGAATTTAATAAGTTTAGAAATATGCTGGAAGAGGAGAGGAATTTTGCGTTTACTAGATTTTCAGACGGAGAATTGTTCATTATGCAAAATAAGGAGGTGGAGTTGGCAGAGCAACACTTCGTAACAGGGGATATTACAGGACACGGCATTTATCCCCCTGAAGAGCAAAAACATTTTATCCCGGAGGAGCACCAGTTTTATAGAAATAAGCTGATTGAAGCGTTTCAGTTTCAACATAAGAATTATTTCGTGGGGCTCAGTGGGAGAAAGGATGTTGGAGATGAAGCGTTTGAGTGGCAGCTGGCTCTACGAGGGTCCAAGGATGAGGCCAACCTAACGTTCGCTAACGTGTTTATTAATAACAACTACCGAAGGTATCTTAGAGAGATTCTTCCTCTGATTGATAACCGGGAGATTCTTATGATTGTTAATAAGGGGGCTGACCTGGGAAATTTACCTTTTCACTGTAAAGAGGCTTTTCGTATAGGGTCCAACTGTATGATTGATGATTATGACATGGTAGACAAGGTTAAAGATTTCATTGAATATGAGGGGATTGAGAATCATATTATTTTGTGTGGGGCAGCGTCTCTAAGCAATTATATTATACACCAGTGTTTTGAGGCGAATCCTCGCAACACGTTTCTTGATATAGGAAGCACTTTAAATCCTCTTATGGGTCCAGAGATGGAGGGGTGGAAGCACACTAGAGGGTATTTGACGCATTACTGGTTGGACAGTGGCAGCCCCTACGGTACACAGATTGATGAGTGGTAAATTTTTTCCTTTGATAAAATTTGAGAAAAATTCTTTGATTTGGTGGGAGGAAATACGTAAGTTGAGGAATCTGGAGGAAGTTCAGTCTGGGTTTATAACCTCCGCCGAAATCTCTAGGCA